ATTCATATTATGAAAAACCTATTTAAAAGTTTAGCAGCATTTCAGCAAGAGGTGCCAGTAATTCACAAAGGAACGCAAGGATACGGATATTCGTATGCAGACCTTCCTAAAATCTTTGAAGTAATTAACCCATTGTTGCAAAAACACGGATTAGGCTTCACCCAACTAATTAACGGTCAAACAATAGTAACTTGTTTATTTCATTGCGAAAGCGGTGAACAAATAGACAGCCAAACAGATATTCCGCAAGGAGTACAATTAAAAGGAATGAATGATTTTCAAGTTTTAGGCTCTGCAATCACTTATTTAAGACGTTACGCATTATCTTCGATTTTAGGTATTGTAACAGATAAAGATGTTGACGCAGCTGGAGAACAAATAAAAGCCGTAAAGACGGAAGCAAAAAAGCCTACAATACAAGGTGAACGATTCTTAAAAGCAGTAGAAGCTATCCGTAACGGAGAATTTACAGCCCAAGAACTACAAGCAAAGTTTGAATTAAATGAAGTTCAACAAAAAGCATTGTTACTGATATGAAAATACGAGCATCACAAATAGGAAAAATAATGAGTCTCCCCAAAACAAAAGGGGAGGTTCTATCTAAGACTACAAAGACCTACATTCAGGAACTTGCAATAGAGCATAAATACGGAATCCGTAAAGAGTTTTGGAGCAGGTACACGGATAAAGGAAACGAAGTTGAGGACGAAGGCATAGCACTTGTTAACGATTTGTTGAACTTAGGCTTTATTTACAAGAATGAAGAAAACCTAAACAACGATTATTTAACAGGAACACCAGACGTAAACACGAACGAAGTTCTTTTGGATGTAAAATGCAGTTGGGATGCTACAACGTTTCCATTTTTTGAAACCGAATGCCCGAACAAAGATTACTACTATCAATTACAAGGTTATATGTGGTTAACAGGAAAAGACGAAGCATTACTTTGTTACTGCTTAGTAAACACACCTTTTCAAATTGTAGAAGATGAAGTTAGGCGCGAACATTGGAAACAAGGGTTAATAGATGAAAGTTTGGATGTAAGAGACTTTGTTCAGTCTAAGCATAACTTTGACCACATACCAAAAGAAAAGCGCGTGAAAGTCTTTAAAATAGCAAAAGACGAAAGCGTAATTGAACAAATTAAAGAAAGAATAGAATTAGCAAGAGAGTATTATAACAATTTAATAAATGAATTATGAATGAAGATTTAAAAGTAATGGGTTACTACAAAAACACGACCCGAGAGCAAATAGTACAAATCAAAGACTTTAAAAAAGATAAACTTTGGTACGAAACAATAAGACAATACGAAACAAATCCTATAACGGAGTTTTGTTGTTCAGTTGAAAGATTTAAACGATTATATATTAAAACAAAGTAAAAATGGAAAAGACAATCAACGAAGAAGAGTTTATAGGTATTATAGGCAACGAGGCTTATTTTAAGTTTGCTGGAGATATTTATAAGTTACTTAAAGAAAGCGAAGCATATAAACGCCAAGATGACGTAGTGTATTATATTGGTGCTTCACCTTTAAACGAAACAACGTGGTTTCATTATGAAGCATCTTTATTTAAAAAGCTGGAGGGTGATGAGTTTGGGTTTACTCGAATGATAATAACCGATGACTTAGATATGACCTTAGATCGTATTAATTATGCAAAAGACGAAATAAAAAAGAACGGCGGTGAAGATGGAATTTGGATTAATCATAAATAAATAAGTAAAATGGAAAACAAAGAATGGAGTACGGGTGCTTGGAAAAAGCAGACTCAAAAAGGCGAAGTAATTAACTTCACTATCAACAATGTTAAATATTCAATGTGGGTTAATAATAATAAAAAAGAAGATAAACACCCTGATTACAGAATAGTAATTAATGACTTTAAACCTAAGCAACAAGGTGAACAAGCGAAGCCAACAGCTGGAAGACCAAGTTATGGCAATAAAGACTTTGACGATTTTTTAGGTAACTTATGAATTACGCAGCACAAGTATTAAGCGAAGCGAATGAAGTAACGAGGGCAATGGTTAAACAGTACCTACAAAAACACGAATTAAGCCTTAACGCTTTTTCAAAGTTAGTAGATATAAGACAACCTAACTTACATAAATTCATGAGCGGAAGTAGTTTATCCAGTAAATCAATAGAAAAGCTGGGTGAGTTTTTTAGTAAATAACTGAGGTTCGGCAAAACCAACAAAAAGGCGGAATGTAAAAAATTTCGCTTTTTTTTGTTAAAATGTTTGTTATATTAAAAAGAATAATTATATTTGTAGACAATTAACAATTAAAAAAAGAATTATGAAAGATTTAACAAGACATTGCAGCGAGTGTGACGGTTGGGGAACCATTACAATTGAACACAACGGAACTGAAATTCCTTATTTACAAAATATTGTTGACTACGAATGTATGTCATGTTTTGGAACAGGTGAGCAGTTAGACCCCGAATCAATTAAAGACCGTATTGAAGATATTGATTGGATGATTGAAGGAATGCAAACACGGATGAGAATGCATTCGGATTTTATCATGCAGTTAAAGAAAGGATACTTACATGAATTAGCAAATAAATACAACGATCGTTTAGACACTTGCGCTCGTGGTTTAGGTCGTTTAATGAATTATAAAAGAAAATTACATAACTTAGTCGCAAATTAAGACTATGTTATTAATACTATTAGTTGCAGTTGCGTGGTGGTTTGTTAACTTCGAACCCCTGCAGCTGCTTTTTGATTTTATATTTACCCAGTTTAAAGTTAGTCACCTTTCGAATTACATTCATTCGAGTTTAGGTTGCTGGAAATGTTGGAGCTTTTGGACCACCTTAATTTACACGGGTAGCTTTCAATTAGCTTGTTTAGGTGCTTTAATTGCTTTTACTATAGATATATGTTTGAACAAGTTGAACTTGAAGTAATAAACGAAATAAACGCTTCGCAGGACGTTATTAAGTATTCAAAGGTTAGTTTGAATAAGCTAAAAAAGATTAAGGAACTAAAAACAGGAAAAAAGGATGGCGAATGCTTTTGTTCAAACGTCCGAAGGCGTGTTTGGTTTAAAGATTTCATGCAGTGGGTTGAAAGCAATACTTGACAAATACATTAACACGAATTACGCTGAGATTAGAAAATATACTAACTATTTTTTGGTGCGTATGAATAGCCGAATAAATGCCGATGTAGTAATAAACAATAGCTATCTGTATTTAGTTAAGTTAAACCCCGACTTAAAGACGGAAAATGAAGTTAAAAGCTATCTATTAAACGCTATAAAAAAACAAATCATTTGGAATACCTCACAAAGTAACAACGAAGAGTTAGTTACGGCACTTGAATACGAGCCAAACGAAACGAATGACGATACGGATTTAATATATAAGATAGAGCAGGAGCGCAAATATCAGTTATACAAGTCATGTATTGAGATTTACAGAAACACGATTAAAGATAGAATTAAGTTAATTATATTTGAAGCATACTACGATAAAGGATATACGACAGCCAGGGCAATGGGAAAGTATTTCGACCTACCATTTACAACGGCTCACTATTGGATTAAAGAAATAAAAGAAGATTTAAAACGAATAAAACTTGAAAATGAAAATTAAAGACGAATTTAAAGGAAAAGTAATTGTAAAATACGACAGTGTATTAGGACAAAAGCGAATTGAAGTAGATAAATTAGACCCGGCACGATTTACTTACTATCAATCAATAGGACTTGGATACTTATTTGAACCTGAAGCAATAAGTTACACTGGAATAGACCAAGAAGAAACCGAAGAGAAAGTTGAAAAGCCAAAAAGACGGAGAAAAAAAGCTGAATGAGTGTAATTCTTAAAAGCGATTACTACATTATTTTCATGAATCCAAACAAACATAAAAAGGAATGGAACGCTATGAGGTTAATAATGAACGTAGCTGAAATAAATTACTGTATTTTTATAGACTACAATCTAAACTATTTAGAATTTCACCCAGTTACAAAACAAGAATTTAGAGATTATCAATACAACCCTAATTAAATGAAGTTAGTAAACATATCGGACGTAAAGCCAAACCCAAAGAACCCAAGAATAATAAAAGATGGAAAATTCCAAAAGTTAGTTAAATCTATCCAAGAGTTCCCTGATATGTTAAATAAACGCCCTCTAATCGTTTTTACTGACGTAGATGATAAATACGTTGTATTAGGCGGTAATATGCGTTTAAAAGCCTTAAATGAGCTAAAATTTAAAGAAATACCAATTATAGTAGCAGACGAATGGACGGAGGAACAGAAAAACGAATTTTTAATTAAAGATAATGTAGGTTTTGGAGAATGGGATTGGGATAGCTTAGCAAATGAATGGGACGCTGAAAAATTAGACGATTGGGGTTTGGATTTACCTATTGATTTACACGTTGTGGAATTAGAAGCCGAAGAAGATAATTACGAAATACCAAACGAAATTGAAACCGATATTGTTTTAGGCGACTTATTCGAAATAGGCGAACACAGGTTACTTTGCGGGGATAGTACTTGCAGTGATACCGTTGCAAAGTTGATGAATGGAGAGAAAGCCGATATGGTGTTTACAGACCCTCCTTATAATATAGATTTCAAAGATGATAAAAACAGAAAAATACTAAATGATAATTTAGGCGAAGGTTTTGAAGAGTTTATTTGCGATATAGTCAATAATATAGTTTTATTTGTAGATAAAGGTGCAGTTTATATGTGTTTTTCACAAAGATTTATTTTAGACTATACAAAAGCAATAAAAGAAGCAAACATAAAAGATTATGATTTAATTATATGGTATAAAGATACGACAATGAGAATGGGAAAAGATTACAGAAATTATTACGAACCTATTTGGCTGTTGAGAATAAATGGGCCTGTTTTTTATGGAGAAAGAGAGTTTGAAAAAAATGTTTGGGAAATAAATTCAATACACTCAGCAGGTAGTAAAGATGATAGTGGCAAATCTTGGTTTCAAGGAGGCAATAAAGATTTAACATTGCACCCAACACAAAAACCAATACAAGTACCAACAAAAGCAATAAATAATAGTTCAAAAGCAAATGATTTAATACTTGATTTATTTTTAGGTAGCGGCTCAACAATGGTAGCAGCACACCAACTAAAACGCAAATGTTATGGTACGGAATTAGACCCGAAATACTGCCAAGTTATCATTGACCGTATGAAGAAACTTGACCCGAGTTTAGTTATTAAGAAGAACGGAGTTGAAATCTAATAACAGCACAATTACAGCACAATGGGAGCAAAAGATATTGAACAGCATAAATTCCAAAAAGGCGAATCAGGAAACCCTAACGGCAGACCTCGAAAATATGTTTCAGCACTAAAGGAACATGGCTACAAAGCATCTGAAATTAACGATTGTATTTTAGTAATGATTTCAATGAGCCTTGATGAACTTAAAGACGTATGGCAAAACCCAAAAGCAACGATACTCGAAAAGACGATTGCAAATGCTTTACGTAAATCTTTGGAGAAAGGAAGCCTATATTCAATAGAAACTTTATTAAGTCGAGCAGTTGGAAAACCAAAAGAATCAATCGACCATACAACAAACGGAGAGCCAATGCGAGATATTAAAGTCACAATAATAAATGGAAATAAAGGCGACTAACATATTCCAAAAAAACTTTAACGCACTTCAAAATAAAGAGGTGCGTTTTGTTATTAATGAGGGTGGCTCCCGTTCATCCAAAACTTATTCGCTTTGTCAATTACTAATCGTTTACGCTTTGCAAAATCCTCAAAAGGTAGTTAGCATCATTCGAAAAACATTTCCTGCTTTGCGTGCCACGGTAATGCGTGACTTCTTAGAAATCTTAAAAGACTTGGATATTTACTCACAGGAACGCCACAACAAGTCTGAACACATCTATACATTCGAAAATGGTTCGATAATAGAATTTTTTAGTGTTGATGATGAACAAAAGATTAGAGGGCGTAAAAGGGACGTAGCATGGTGTAATGAAGCGAATGAACTTTATTACGATGACTTTACGCAATTGAATATGAGAACCGAGTTTAAATTGATTTTTGATTACAACCCGTCCGAGTCTTCAAGTTGGTTATATGAGTTACCAAAAGACGAATCAATATTAATCAAGTCTACTTATCGTGACAATCCGTTTTTACCTGAAAGCATTAAAAAACAAATCGAGGATTTAAAACGAACCGATGAAGCCTTATATCAAATATACGCACTTGGGGAGAAAGCAATAAGTAAAAGTAATATATACTCAAATTGGACTTTCTTGAATCACAGGCCATCAAAGTTTGTTAACTATGTTTATGGTCTGGATTTTGGATATAACCATCCAACCGCGCTCGTTCGAGTTTATTGGGTAGATAACGACATTTTTATTGAAAAGGTAATTTACGAAAGCTACCTAACTACGACAAACCTAATCGACAAAATGAATCAGTTAGGCGTAGAAAAACACGTGACAATATTAGCTGACTACTCAAGACCTGAAATAATAGCAGAAATGAATAACGCGGGCTTTGATGTTCAAAACGCAAATAAGGTAGTTAAAAAAGGAATTGATAACATCAAAACATTTGGGGTATTTTGCGAGGACAGCAAAGAAATTAAAAAGGAATATGATAACTACAAATGGAAAAAAGTTGGTGACATAATCACGGACGAACCTATCAAATTATTTGATGATGCAATGGATGCGATTCGTTACGCGGTTACTCATATTAGACAAGAATATTACACGGATGATTCATACTTTGCCTTCTAAACAAAAACACGAAAAAAATTAATATTGGTATGGCTTACCGAGAAAGACAAAAGATTAGTCAAATGACACCTAAGGGTGCTAACTTAGCAGCTACGGATTTAATCGAAGTTAGTGAATTAGTAAGTGGCTCTTATGTTACTAAGTCAATCACTGGTCAAGAAATCATTGATGCCTCTGGTGGTGGAACTGGAACTGTTACAAGTGTTGGTTTAACAACAGGCACAAGCGGAACTGATATAAACGTAACAAATTCTCCTATTACTACTTCAGGTGATATTACATTAAACATTCCAATTGCAAGTGCTACAAATACCGGTAAACTTTCTTCAACTGATTGGACTACGTTTAACAATAAAGGAAACGGAACGGTTACAAGCGTAGATTTAACTATGCCTTCAGCTTTTACGGTAACAGGTAACCCTATAACATCGAGTGGAACATTAGCAGTTGCAGGAGCAGGTGTTGTTAGTCAATATGTTCGTGGCGATGGTTCGTTAGCTAACTTCCCTTCCGTTTCGGGTGGTGGTGCTTCGACAAGTTACTATTTAAATGGTTCGGTAAACCAAGGAACAATTGGTGGTGTTACTTATTACGAAATGAATAAGACACCTATATTAGGAGCGGGAACGGATTTCGTTCGAACAAATGGTGCGGGTAATGGTTACATCGCTTCATTCTTAACTGATGCCAATGACCCAAATTTATTAAAGATACCGGGCGGAAATTGGAATTTAGAATTTTATTTTTCAGCGTCAAGTAGTGGAAGCACACCTTCGTTTTATGTAGAGCTTTATAAATACGATGGAACTACGTTTACGTTAATCGCTTCGAATTCTACAAATCCCGAAATCATAACGGGTGGTACTGCAATAGATGCTTATTTTACTACTTTAAGTGTTCCTGAAACTATTTTGTTAGCAACGGATAGGTTAGCAATTCGAGTTTATGTAACTACGGCAGGACGAACAATTACAATGCATACTGAAGATAACCATCTTTGTCAAATAATCACGACATTCACAACGGGTTTAACTGCATTGAATGGATTAACTGAACAAGTGCAAAACTTTGCAACGGGAACAAGTGGAACGGACTTTGGTATTAATTCAAGTAGTTCAACACACACGTTTAATTTACCTACAGCAAGTGCAACAAATAGAGGTGCATTAAGTTCAACTGATTGGACTACGTTTAACGCAAAAGCACCAACGGAAGTCACAATAAACACTCAAACTGTTAATTACACTTTAGCCTTAACTGATAACTATAAATTAATCGAAGTAAACAATGCGAGTGCGAGAACAATAACAATACCCACAAATACTGCGGTTACTTTTCCAATAGGCACTCAAATTTTGATTAGTCAATATGGAGCAGGTCAAGTTACTATTGCACCTGATACTGGCGTTACTTTACGGTCAAGTGGTGGAAAAACAAAGACAGCTGCTCAGTATGCAATGGCTACTTTAGTAAAACGCGGAACAAATGAATGGTATTTAGCAGGAGATTTAACAACTTAAAATAAAAACAAATGTCAACAAATTTAATGGGCGAATTAGTGGCCAACAAAGGAACTTTTATTCTAAACAATACAAACGAATTTACAGGCGTAATTGACGCTATTGTAGTTTTGGAAGATACGGTATTCAATTCGGTTAAAATCGCAAACACGGACGTAAAAACGCAATATATCGGAACGGCTGCAACAGCAGTTAAAGCTGGAGCTATTATAACACCAAAGTCTGATTTACAATTTAGCGGTGTTAAGTTAACATCTGGAAGTGTCGCACTTGTATTAGGTTAGTCATGTATGGATACGGAAACAGTATGTTCTTAGCAACAACAGGAATATTAGCAAGGGGTAGTGGTGGAGTTGATCCAGATGCACAAGCATTCATAACAGCGGCTGCAATAACAGACCCTACTCAACAAAGTGCTATTATTCAGTTAGTAGTTGATTTAAAAGGTTATAGCATTTGGACAAAGTTCAAAGCTATATATCCAATAGTTGGAGGCACAGAATCACAGCACAAATATAACTTGAAAGATCCAAGAGATTTAGATGCTGCGTTTAGATTAACTTTTGCAACGGGTTGGACGCATTCAAATTTAGGAATGACGCCTTTAAATACTTTTGCAGATACAAATTTAAACGATAACACAATTTTAACTTTGAATTCAGTTCATATAAGTTACTATTCACGTACAAATGAAAATGTAGCGGTAATTGAAATGGGGGCGGGTTTAGTTGATGGTTTATTTATTGAAGCCAGAACATCTAATGTTTCATATTACAGAGTTCATTCATCAGCTTTATTGCAGCACTCGGATACTGATTCAAGAGCTTTTTATGTAGCAAATAGAACAGCATCTAATGTAATGAACGCATGGAAAAACGGAGTTAAATTAGCAACAAGCACAGGAGCATCAACAACTAAGCAAAATTTAAATATATATTTAGGTGCTTTAAGTACTGGCGGTACAGCGTCTTTTCCAACTGGTAAACAATGTGCCTTCGCTTCAATAGGTGACGGATTAACAGATACGGATGCAGCTAACTTTTACACAGCAGTTCAAGCATATCAAACAACTTTAAATAGACAAGTATAATGGAAGGTAGAATAGTAACAAACCAACAAGCAGAAGAACTACAAGGAGTATTCTTTGACGCAGATAC